ACAAGGTCTATTTATCGAGGAATGTCTCGATTACATTCAGCAAAAGACTCAATTAATCTTCTCTATAGTATGAGAGATTTCCAAGGTAACTTCTTCAAGAACGGAGCAGTTCCTGGACTTGTCCTAAAAAGCCCTAATACTCTTAGTGCTAAAGTTAAAGAAAGATTAATTAGCTCTTGGTCTCAAAAATACAGTCCTAAATCAGGTGGTCGCAGACCCCTTATTTTAGATGGTGGATTAGAGATTGACAGTGTATCTAATGTTGATTTTAGACAATTAGACTTTGAAGATTCGGTAAAGAACCTAGAACGAACGGTTCTAAAGGTTATAGGAGTACCACCAATCCTGATGGATGGCGGAAATAATGCTAATATAAGACCTAATCACCGATTAATGTATCAAGAAACCGTTCTACCACTAGTACGCAAACTTATTAGTGGATTTGAACGTTATTTTGGTTATGACCTCGCAGCAGCACTCGAAGAACTATCACCACTCCAACCAGAGTTAGATGAAAAAGCAAAATACTATTCCACTTTAGTTAATGGCGGAGTAATTACTCCAAATGAAGCTAGAGAGGCATTAAGACTAGAACCAATAGAGGGTCATGATGATGTGCGTATACCGGCTAATATAGCAGGAAGCGCAGGCAACCCATCTGAAGGAGGAAGACCTAATGGTTCTTCCCAAGGAAATGAGGAAAATAATGAATAAGCAATTTGAAATTAATTCTCCTTTTAATATTGTTGAAAAGTCTGGTGAATCATCTGACTCAGTAACAATTAAGGGTTATGCCAATACTGTTTCTAAAGACCGTTCGGGCGACGTAATCGTTAAGGAAGCTTGGCAAAAGGGTGGATTAGACAATTATCTTAAGAACCCTGTAATCCTGGCCTTCCATGACCATAGTCGTCCTATAGGTTCTGCTGTTGATTATAATATCACAGACAAAGGACTAGAAATAGTAGCAGAAATTAGTAAGTCTGCTGGCGAAGTATATAACCTTATTAAAGAAGGAATTTTAAAAACATTTAGTGTGGGCTTTAGTATTAAGGATGCTGACTATGATAAATCAGTAGATACCTTCTTTATTAAAGATTTAGAACTATTCGAAGTATCGGTAGTTTCTATCCCCGCTAACCAAGATTCGACTTTCTCTTTAGCTAAGTCTTTTACTGACATAGGCGAATATAACGACTTTAAAAAGAGTTTTGCCTCTCAAGAAGAAGTAATTGAAGAAAAAGAAGAAATAACAGAAGTTGAGAAGACACCTTCTCAGGATAATATTCTTAAGGAATTAAAAATGGATCAAAAAGAACTACAGGAAATGATGGCTAAGACTGCACAGAGTGCTGTTGAAGCATATAAGACTGAAGTCGCTGAGAAGGATGCTGAAGTTGCAGCTGAAAAGAAGGTGGCGGAATTAGAAGTGGGTAAGACTCAGGCTGAAAAGGTCGCTGAAGAGTTAGAATCTCGCATTAAGGCTGACAGCGATAATTACGCTAAGTCTTTAGATGAAATGTCTACAGAGCTTAAAGCTGCTAAGGAAGAGATGGCTGCTATGCAGAAGTCTAAGATGTCTTTCTCCGAGCGCGGAGCTGAAGGACCGAGTAAGGATGAGCTAAATCAAGCTTTCGTTACGGCTAAGATTTTAGGTAAGGACATCAAAGAACTTGATTATGGTAAGGAACTTATTGAAAAGGCTTCTTCTAACCGTATTAACTCTGATGACCAAAATTGGGAAACTACTTGGAATTCCAATATGTTCACAGAAATGCAAAATCGTGTTGTTGTTGAACCAGTATTTAATACTGTTCAAATGAACGCACGTATTATGCACTTCCCTTCAAACCCTGATACTGGTGTAGATGCTACTTGGGTAGATGCTTCTAACCAAAATGACTTTAATGATGGTACTGAAATCGGTACTGCTTTCAAAGATGCCTCTTCAGGTAGTGTAAGGAAACACCTATTAAAAGATGTTGCATTGACAGCCTATAAGCTCGCTACTCGTGAATATGTAGGTTATGAAGAAGAAGAAGATACTTTACTCCCAGTTGCTAATATTGTAAGTGAAGCAATTACTCGTCGTATGGCGCGTACTTCCGATGCCTCTATTTTAGGTACTGGTGTTGCTGCTCCTTTCACTGAATTAGAAGAATATGCGGGTGGTCATTCAGGTGGTGCAGTTTCTTCAAGTTCTACAACTGCTACAATTACTTCAGCTAATGTACATACTGCTCGTACTAATATGGGAGCCTGGGGACATAATCCTTCAGACTTAGTATTATTCTTGTCTCAAGCAGCTTACTATGGTTTAGTTGATGATAGTAACGTTATTACTTCTGATAAGTATGGTGAAAAGGCTACAATCTTAACAGGTGAATTAGGTAAGCTTTGGGGTATTCCAATGATTGTTTCTGATGCATTTGAAGCAGCAGGCGCTGGAAAGACTCAAGGCATCTTAGTTAATCCATCTAACTATATTATTGGTAACCATCGTAACCTAACTGTTCAAACTGCAGAAGATGTAGTTGCACAACAAAAGGCTATCGTTGCTACTCGTAGATTTGGCTTTATTGCTAAAGACAC